GCCGACTCGCCAAACACCTTGGGCGCGCCATCGCGGATCTCTTTCCGCCCGACGATCAGTGGGAGGCCGCGTCGTGAAACTCGCCGCTGTCTCGCTGCCAACCCGCCGCGATGATGACCGCCAACTGATCCCGTTCGATGACGCGATGACCTATCTGGACTGCACAAAGAACTGGCTCAAGACGGCCGTCGCCAAACGCGAGATCGAATACGTCTCGATCGGCCGCCAGACCAAGTTCACCCGGGCCGGCCTCGATCGCTACATCGCCAGCCGCATGACGGTGCCCACGGACAAACGCCGATGACCATGGGCATCGCGATCGCCGTCGTGCTGTTGATCGGGGTCGGCGTGGTATGGGCGCTCGGCCGGTTCATGCGCGAGATCAGCCGGTACGAGGAGTGGGATTCCCCAGTGGTCAAACAGAAACGCGAGGGATGGAAGTGACGACCAGCGCGATCGAAGCCGTCAACAAACTGCCGGAACCCGTCGCCCGCCGCGGTATCAGCGAGGCGCAGTGGCGCACGCTCTGCACCAGCCTGTATCCCGGCGCGAAGCCCGAGTCGGTGCTGATGGTGATCGACTACTGCGCGGCGCGGAAGCTCGACCCGCTGAAGCGCCCGTGTCACATCGTGCCGATGGAAGTGAAGAACGCCAAGACGGGCGCCTACGAGTGGCGCGACGTAGTCCTGCCGGGCATCTACGAATTACGCACGACCGCCCAGCGCAGCGGGCTCTATCTCGGTCACGGCGCCTGGGAGTACGGGCCGCTCGAGACGTGCGCGGGCGTCTCGGCGCCGGCGTGGTGTGCGACGACCGTCTACCGCTGGAATCGGGAAGTCGGCGTCCGGGCCGAGTATCCCGTCCGGGTGCTGTTCAAGGAAGTCGTCGCGCTCAACAAGGAGCGCAAGGCGAATAGCCGATGGGCGAAGGCGCCCGTGCAGATGCTAACGAAATGCACCGAGGCCGCTGGTTTGCGCGAGGCGTTCCCGGATGAGATCGGCGGCGAGCAGACCGCCGAGGAGATGGACGGGCAGCGCGCCGTCGACGTGCAGACGGTCGAGGCGAAGCCGGCGCTTGAGATGCCCGAGGGGTACGGGGAATGGCAAGACGACTTGTTTGCGGTCGCTGAGGAAGGCATCGACAAGCTCGAAGAGGCGTTTGCGAAGTCGCCGGAAATCTTTCGCACGTTCCTGACGACGGCGAGAGCCGATGTCTGGGACGTATTCAAGGCACGCGCGCTTGAGAAGGGCGGCACCCGGTGATCGCCTACGACTGCCCGCAACGGTCGGAAGCGTGGCACGCGCTGCGCCGCGGCAAGCTCACCGGCACGGGTGCCGCCGACATGCTGGCGACCATCCGCAAGGGCGAGGCCGCGGCGCGGCGCGACTTGAAACTGCGCCTGGTGTGCGAGCGGCTGACCGGCATCAGCGCGGAATCCGATTTCATCAACAAGGAGATGCAGCGCGGGATCGACCTCGAGCCGGCGGCGCGGGCCGCCTATGAGGCCGCGACCGGCGCCATCGTGCACCCGGTCGGCTTCGTCGCCCATGACGACTTGTTGGCCGGCTGTTCGCCGGATGGCCTGGTCAAAGGCGGCATGGTCGAGATCAAGTGCCCGAAGCCGGCGACGCATCTCGGCTACATCCGATCGCGATCGATCCCGTTCGACTACAAGGCGCAGATGACCCACAACTTGTGGATCACCGGGGCCGGGTTCTGCGACTTCGTGTCCTTCGACGATCGCTTCCCGTCGGCGCTGCAGCTGTTTCGGATTCGCGTGCCGCGCGAGGCCGTCGACATCGCCGCCTACGAGCTGGCCGCGCGCTTGTTTCTCGACGAGGTCGACCGGGAATACGCCGACGTGGCCGGGCTCGTCCAGGGCGCCGCGCGCAACGGGCTGCACCAGCAGCCGGTGACGGTGTGATGGTGATCGACGTGGAATCCTTCGCGGTCGCGGGCGTCGTCGTGGGCGGCGAGCGCAAGCGCGTGCAGCTGCTCGACCGCGACGCGCTCGCGCTCTACCTGCACGACTTGCCCGATGGGCTCTGCGTCAACATCACGATCACCGCCGACGATCGGCCGCCCGGGCCGCGGGCGCAGCAGTTGAAGTTTTGGTGGGGTGTAGTCGTGCCCTGTTGTGCCAAGCACTTTGGCACGACTGACCGGCAGATGAGTCGCGACCTGCTGTCGGAGCGGTTCGGGTTCGAGCACAGCGTGTTCGATCAACTGGTGCCGGTCAAGGCGTCGCTGTCGATGCTGACCGCCGACGAGTTGTCGGGGCTGCTCGAGTGGCTGCGCCTGGACTGGGCGCCCGGGCAGGGGATCGAGATCCCGGTGCCGGATAAAGACTGGCGGAAGCGATGACGACCGCCATCGAGCGCCGCGTGATGCGCGATCGCGTCGTTAAGGTTCTGGTCGACGCCGAGGCGATGCTGCAGCGCGTCGACACCATACAACAGGCGAAGCTCGTCTCGGATATTGCCGAGGCGCAGCGTGTTTTCGCAAAGCGACAACAGCTCGGGGAAGACCTCATCGGTCAGGCGCACGCGATCAAGACATGGGCTCTGGCGCGACTGGGTGGACTGCTGCGGGATACGCCGAGAGCGAAAGGGTCGCGCGGTCGGTTCCGACGCACAGGCAATTCCCCTGCGGAATTGCCTGTAGCGACACTGGCCGATCTCGGGATCAAGCTGAAGGAAGCGATGATCGCGCAACAGCTCGACGCGCTCGATCACGCCACGCAACAAAAGATCGCGCAACGCGAGGAAACCCTCGCCCGTGTTCGCCGCAAGACGAAGGCTGAAGCTATCCGCAGAGAAGTGAGCCTGCCCGATGCCAAGTTCCGCGTCCTCTACGCGGACCCGCCCTGGTCGTATACCGACAAGGCCGACGCTGGAGCGGTGCAGTCCGGCGGGGCCGAGATGCACTATCCGTCCATGACGATCGCAGAGCTATGCGACCTGCCGATCGCATCGATCTGCGAACCCAACGCGGTGTTGTTTTTGTGGGTCACGTCGCCACTGCTGTTCGAGTCGGCCGCGGTGTTCAAGGCGTGGGGGTTCGGCTATCGCGCGTCGTTCGTCTGGGACAAGGTAAAGCACAACATGGGGCACTACAACTCGGTGCGCCATGAACTGCTTTTGATCTGCACGCGCGGGAGCTGTACGCCCGATGTCGGGACGCTCTACGACTCGGTGCAGAGCGTTGAGCGCACGACCCACAGCACCAAACCTGAAGTCTTCCGCGCCATCATCGACACGCTCTATCCCCACGGCAAACGGATCGAGTTGTTCGCACGTCGCGAAGCGCCTGGCTGGGCCGCCTTTGGTAATCAGGCGGCGGTGAGCGCGTAATGGCTATACAGCCCCGACTCGATGCGGAACTCTTTGAGTACGGCATCCACACCGAAAACAGCGATGTGCGCGCGCATGTGTCCGTGGTGAATCGGACGATCTATGTGTTCCCGACGCGCCACGGCATCGAGGCGGTGCGTGCCAAGCCGCGAGAAAAGAAGCCGGCCGGACAGTGCGGCGTCGAAGGACCGACGGGATTAGGTTGGATCGTGCCGGTTGACGAGATCGCCGATCTCCGTCGCGTGCGGTTCCAGTCCTGGGAAGGGTGGACGCAATTCCGATGCGGTCTCTCAACAAGTAGAAAGGGCGCGCTCGCAGTGATGTGCGTCATCGGCGCGATGAAACGTGGACGCTTCCCGTTCTGGCTCGATGCTACTGAGGACGAGCGCCAGAACGTGCAAATTCTCGGCACCGATATCCTGGTGTTCTGCCGGAAGAAGGTCCAAGTCAAGTGCGATTACCACGGCGGCGACAAACCAGCAGGCACGGGTAATCTGTTTCTGCAGTGCGCAGAACGTAATCCCCTAAAGATGCGATGACTACGCTGATTCCCGTCTGCGCGTTATGTCGGCGACCGCTTGGCGTCGGGATGAAAATCGTGATCTTTCACCCAGACCAGTACCGCCGCTATGCCGCCGCCAATGGGCTGCGGGAATACGACGACGATGACCCTATCGCGTGTTGCCTACCCTGCGGCAACAAGATCCAATTTTCACCGAGTAGTCGAGGCCCGTCGTAATGCTCTACCTGGATGACCGCCTACCCACGCACCCCAAGATCCTGAAAGCCGGCGCCCGGCTCGGCGAAGGCGGGGCCTCGAGCGCGCTGCATCTCTACATGCTTGGGCTCACGTACGCCACGGTGCATCTCACGGACGGCTTCCTGCCATGTAGTTTCGTGTCGTCTTGTGGTGTGGTTTCAAAGAGCAGTTTGGTTGCCAACGTGTTGTCCGCTCGTGGGATTGGGCTGTGGCGAAAGGTGCGCGGCGGCTACGTGATTCACGACTTCCAGAAGCACAACCCTAAAGCCGCAGTAGTAAAGGCGAAACGGGAACGGGACCGGCTACGGAAAGCCGCCGAACGCGCGGGGCGAAACGGACATCTGTCCACGGCGGACATGGCGCGGACTCGCGCGCGCGCGTGTACAAAAGTACCATGTACCAAGAGGATCGGTGCGGACACCGATCCTAAGAGTACAAGCACCGGCTCGCGCCGGCTCGCGTTCGCGAGACGAGAAACCCAAGACCCCAAAACCCCGACGTTCGCACTCGCGTGTGTCGTCATGCGAGAAGCCATCGCCGCCGCGCGTGATGTCGACCAGGACGTGAGTGTGAGCACGGTCGGCGAATACTTCAAGACG